GCCATTTCTTCAATGACTTCTTCTGCCCAGCGTTTGCGGGGCGCCCAAACCTTACCAGATGCAAAGAGATCTGATACAGAGTTTACACGGGTAATCTTGTCGTTTCCACGGGTTGGCGTAAATTCTTGTACAGGTATGCCCATTTTTCTAAGTTCAAAGACTAACGGCGCACCAGAAGCCTTTGCCTCTACGATACACGCATCGGGCTTCCACTCGTTATACATGTTCATTGCCCGTTGTTTCAGTTCGGGAAATTCAAGCCGTTCTTTGAGTGCGTCCAGTAGTATAATGTTGGTATTATTAGGGTCTTCGTTTAGGTGAAAGACGCCCCAAGTCGTACAGGCTGAGTAGTCTGACCGTTCATTTTTAGTAAACGCCGTATCCCAGGACTGGATAACAAACTCACAGGGCGGAGGATTTTCCCCTTCCCAGACCTTCCACCATTCCCGTTTAACAATAGCGCCCTCTTCCGAGCTAGGATCTTGCTGATACTGAGCTGACCACTTGGAAATTGGAAGTTCATTGCGGAGCTTTTCCAGTTCTTGTAAAGACCAGAACTCAGGCCAAAGTGACTTTCCACTGGGCATAATCGCTGGAAGGCTAATCACCTCCCATTCATCCCCGTCTCTCTCGACCATGGACTGTAAGACTCTACCCGTTAAGTCTCTTTTACCCCATCGTGTCATAACAATAATGATTGTCCCGCCTGGCTGCAGACGTTGACGAGGACCAGAGGAATACCACTCAAATACTTTATCGTAGACCGTAGGGTCTCCAGCTGCTAAAGCGGCTTCTTGTTCCGAGTGGGGATCGTCAATAATGAGCAGATCCGCGCCTTTACCTGTAACAGTACCACCAACACCAATAGCAAAATAATCGCCATTGGCATTAGTAGCCCAACGACCAGCAGCCTTAGAGTCAGTCCGAAGAGCGACATTGGGGAATATTTTGGCATACGTTTCACCGTCTACTAAGTTACGAACCTTACGACCAAAGCCCACCGCAAGTTCAGCAGTATTGGAACACTGGATAATCTTGCGATTTGGATACTTACCCAAATACCACGCTGGCAGCAAATAACTGGCAAATTCTGACTTGGTATGACGTGGAGGCATATTGATAATCAGTCGCTTACATTTACCTTCTGCGATCTGTTCGAATTTTTTTGCCATTAGAGCATGGTGTCTACCTAGAATAAATCCAGGCCACATTTGCTTGACAAACGCCATAAATGACTTTTGCGCAGAATCCCGAACAATCGAGTCCTTGTAAGCCAACGCCATGTTCATCAAGTTCTCCCGATCACCTTCTGGGAGACTTGCCAATAAATTGCCTAGAGCATCACTCAATGTGGTGCGCCTTTATATACGATGGACGGATACTTCTGACTTTCCCTTTGATCCCCTTACAAAGACCGAGCTCGACAAGCCGCCACATTTTGCGACTAACGTTCCCTCGACCCTTTTCGCCAGTTAAGCGCATTACGTCATCAATACTAGGGGCAAACCCGTAGCGTTTCCAGAAACTGTCAATCACGAGCAGTATCTCTTTTTGAGCTGGTGTCATTTCTTTACTTTTCCTTCGCACGATCAATTACCAAGTTAGCAATCAGTTTTGAATCTTCTTCTATGATGCAGGACTTTATATGCGTCATCATTCTTAAAAGCCGGGTTCTATCATATACAACTAACTTCTCCAAGTACCCCAAGACTTTATGTTCTGCCTCTAGATGCGCTAATTCTCTATCAGTCATTGATGATCTCCACAGCATAGTTCTTTAATTTATCTAATAAAATCTGCCGGTCTTTTGGGCTTAGCCTGACAAGCCTATCTTCCAAAATAAACCTATTCACTCTTAGCGGGGGACCCAAATCATCAAGGGGGGGTGTTTCATGTGAAACATTTTTTTTATTGTCTGCCATTTTTATAAGGGGGTGGGGGTGTCAACTATAACAGGGTGTTATAGCTGATTTTCATGGTGATTGAGTGTGTGGAATACTATGCAAGTCAGAGACCAGATGCGTTGCCGAAATTTGGGGATCGGGGGTCTGTGGGGTCGACAAAACCTCGTTTCCAAAGGCCGCCGCCCCTTGATTATCTTCTTCTTGGCCGCTTTCTGCTTCTTGATTGTCTTTCATAGTCTGTTCTTCATAGCCGGCTTCATCATCATCCACTGGTTCGCTGCCGACAAGTTCTGCCAGTAGGTCATCCGCAGACTGTGCTTCCATATCAATAGTCTTGCTATGAGATAGTGCCAGTTGAATGCTCGCCATGAGTTTCTCCCGCATCTCGGCTGGGTTGCTGACGCTAACGACCTCACGCCTTTCGGTAAAGAGTGCGACCTCGGTTATCTTGCCCAGTAGTTCCAGTGCCTTGAGTTGCTGGGCTGGAGGACAGTTCGTGTCCAGCACCTTCTCCGTGATCTTGTGGATTGCAAGAGCCCTCAAGTGAGCAGGAGTTTGGTATTTCTGTGCTTCCAAAGCCACCTTAAACGCATCTATCTGTAGGGCTATGGCTGGGTCTTTTGCCAGTCGCTGCCCCTCAATGCTCTGAGTCTTAGGCTTTCCCTTGCTCTTATACGACTTCCGGTATGCCCCTGCCTTCGTTTCCCCAAGGGCTACAGACCTCGCGAATTCACGCTGCTTGTGGGTTAACTTGGATGTCTTAGCCTGACTAGCCCCCAGCAAGAGAGTATCTATTGGCATAGTCTCCAGTCCTGCTTCTATGTCCTTCCTAGTCAGTCTTTTCATGGGTATCTCTTGGTAATCTGCATACCCCATATCTTAGGGCAATTAGGACAGTCATGCAAGAGACTGGTCTTATCCCCTTGTGTTACTCCTACTGGGACTAGAGACACTGGACTGTTTCGCTTCGCTACTTGCCCCGCTTTTACCTTCCAGTTGTTCGGCTGCACCCCGACTTTCTGCTGCAAGACACGCACCACAATGCCCTGCTTTGTATTTTTGTGAGCCCTGATGCACAAGTAGGCCGTTTTGTCTCCTGGTCAATCGACCGCTAAGCCTTATCCAGCAAGGCACAAATTTATTTTCACAAAACGCTTGACACTATTCCCAAACATTCGAGAAAATGTAATCTCTCATTACATGAGAGCAACACTAACCACCTACTAGGAGAATCAAATGAAGTCAAGTGCAACATTAAGAGATGAGATTCAAGCAGTGCAAGAGATTCGTGCTTATGCCAACGATAGATACAACGATGGTCTAGGTTGGGATGCAGTCATTGAAGCCTTTACTGATGGAGACATCCTTGAGTATGTATCCAATGCCGATGGCAACATTGTGCAAGCAATTAAGGACATCCAAGAGTGGATTGATGTTCGTAAAGAGATGGAAGATAACTGCCAGTTCTAACCAGTCAAACTGATGATGGGCTAATGCCCGAAACATCCGCAAGGATGTCTTTGACAAACCTGCTAGGAGTTTAAAAATGGAAACAACAAACAAACTTGATTTATCCCAGTTCACTGGAACAGAAGCATATCACCGCACCTTTTTGTTTAACCCTAACCTTGTGCATACTGATGGGGTTCAATACTTTGCCGAGACCGCAGGTTGCTACTGGTTCTTGGACATTGTGGCTACTGAGTTCTATCCCCTGCTTGCCAAAGAGCCATTCATCTCTATTTACCTGATGGTGTTTGATGGTCAAGCCAAGATTACTGTTCAAGATGGTGATCTTAATATCATCAAGAAAAAGAGCATAAGCCATACTGACTGCCCTGATGGAGAGTATTCGTTTTACCTTACCGACAATGTATTGATGCTGACCTCGGAGTATTGACCATGACATTTCACTCTATCGGCAAAGAATCCTTTACTTCCCCAATGATCCTCGAAGGCAGTTGGGGCGAAAGAAATATCGGCACTCACGACTCGACAATGGAGTTGTATTTCAGAGAAGATTCCACTGGGTTTATCGAGTGGGATATTCCTGACCTTGATGATTTCTACGAGATAGGTCTTTGGTTCACCATTGACCAGTTCGGCATCCGCACCTTGACTGACTATGACGGAGTAATGTCACTGCCCAGTCGGGCGGCTGCCCTGCTGCGTAAGTTTGATGTCATTGTTCCGGAGGACTTCGAATGAGAATCATTGAATGCCAAGAAACAGGCCGTATCCTTTGGAAGGAATGGAAATGCCAGTGCAGCAGGAAGGTCTGCTCAGATGGTTCGGGCGAAGATGTTGCCTGCGATTGTGGTCAGTTGTTCAATGCCTTCGGGCAGCGACTGGTTGATCCCTGCTTGTGGGAAGAGAACGAGGACTATTAGTCAAACTGATGAGCCCTTATGGGCGAAACAGTCGAGAGACTGTCTTTGACAAACTCTGCTAGGAGATGGAAATGAAGTTCAAACTGGAAATACGGACTGATAACGCAGTCTATGACGAATCAATTTATGACGAGTTGATTGCCAATTTAAAGTTGGTCATGAACATAGTTGATTCACAAGAATTAGAGGGGATTATCAGGGATACCAATGGTAATCGTGTTGGTCGTTTTTATCTTGATCGAGAGGAGGATTGATCAATGTTTCATAAATACGAATGGGTATTTAATGCCATCCTGTTTATCGGGATTCTATATACGGCCTACATTGTGGGCTACGCAGTTTATCTAATATCACTGGGGCAATGATGAAATACAAAACTGTATCTGCAAGTGGATTTTGGAATGACACGAAAGAGCCATTCTTTGATATGAGTGTTGCCTTGGGTTCTTGGGATGAAGTTGAGGATGCAGCAGATGAGCAAATCTTCTTTTATCTTGATGGGCAAAAGCCAATTGGTGATCATGGGGATTTTACTATTACTGAAATTGAGGAGGAATAATGAAAGACTATGAAATGCACTGGCTAAAAGAAGCCAAAGAGCAGTTGTTGGGCAAAAGGATTGTGGATGTTCGTTACATGAGCCAAGAGGAAGCAGATGATCTTGGCTGGACTGAACGACCAGTGGTATTCCATCTTGAAGATGGTAATTTAGTGTTCGCCAGTGCTGATGATGAAGGCAATGGGGCAGGTGCATTATTTACCAACAATCAGGCAAATCCAGTTTTACCGGTATTGCGATAACCATCAAACTGACGAGCCTGTAAGGGCGAAACTGGAGTGATCCAGTCTTTGATTAACTGCTAGGAGTATGTAATGGGATTAGATATGTATTTGAGTGCTAAACGCTATTTGTGGAGACACGAAGATGAAGGCATCTCTGATGGGATTAACGAATTACTGGGTATTCCAAGCGATAAGAGCAAACGCTTTTGTGGCGCTAGTTTTGTTGCCAAAGAAGTAATCATTGAAGCAATGGGATGGAGAAAGGCAAACGCTATTCATGGTTGGTTTGTAAGGAGATGCCAAGGGGGTGAAGACAACTGCAAGGAATACTATGTATCGCGAAACCAGTTGGAGGAGTTGGTGGAGTTGTGCCATGAAGCATTGGACAATCCTGACCACGAAGTATTAGAGCCTACCGCAGGATTCTTCTTTGGTTCGTATGAGAAGGATGAGCATTACTTCCAAGATTTAAAAGACACCATTGAAGGTATTACACAAGCATTGGCATTGCCTGAGTCTTTTGAGTTTTACTATCAATCCAGTTGGTAAGGGGGTAACCATGAAACGCTATCGAGTTTTTTATATTGATGAGGTTCAGGCTAATTCAGAAGAAGAAGCCTACGAGCAAACGCTGAAGTATTTGCAGGACTGCATTGAGTATCAGGATGTATCCGCATTTGGTTATGAATACATTGGTGATGTAGAAGAAGCAAATATGAACAAAGAGTTTTTTAACCGCATTACTAACAATCTGCTAGGAGAAACAAATGTCTAGTGAAGCGATAGTGTTGGGCTATGCCCTATTAGAGAAGATTACGCAGATGGAAGAAACAATAACTATGCAATCAGAAGAAATAACGGCTTTGTTAAAAGCCATTAAAGAATATGAAAGAGGAGAAACAAATGCCTAATTGGTGCGACAACAATCTGTATATCAGTCATCCCGATAAGAAGATGATGAAGAAAGCCCTTGCTGCTTGGAACAGTGGCAAGTTTTTATCTACCCTTGTGCCTGAGCCTGACTATACAAAGGTCAAGGTCAAGCCTACATTTGATACCAGTCACATTACTGGGCAAGCCAAGCCTGAGTTCGTTGATCCCGAACAAGCATGGTGGGACTGGAGGGTTCAAAACTGGGGGACAAAGTGGGACATTGGATGGGATAGTCATCAAGACAAAGCAGAGTTGAATGGCGATCACAATATGTTTGTGAATTTTGATTCTGCTTGGAGTCCTCCTTTGGCTGCCTATGCCAAATTGATTGATATGGGTTACTCCATCCGAGCCTATTACTTTGAAGGTGGTTGTGCCTTTTGTGGCAAGTGGGAAGATGGGGAAGATGAAGGCTACTCCCTCGATTTTCCTGATGGTGAATCACCAGTGCAGTGGATCATAGACAACATCCCCAGCGATATAGAGGAAGAAATGTATATCACCGGTTCTTATGAAGGATGGGAAGAGGACATAGAAGAGGAGAAAGAAAATGCCTAAGTATGAATACACCTTGTCTTTGAAATACACAAAGACGATAGTGGTAGAAGCAAAAGACGAGCAAGAAGCATTTGATCTTGCTTGTGCAACACCTGATTATCAGATTGTGGATGACAGCACTGGGGGCATATTTGATGCAATACTCGAAGGAGAGGTAGAAGATGCGTAGATACGGCATAACCATGCGGCTGACTGGAACGCAATACATTGAGGTGGATGTTCCTAACGGAGATGATCCTATAGAATATATTTATGATTTAGTTGATGCCACCAAGGTGGATGAATGGGAAGAAGAAGTGCAGGACATAGAAGAGGTTGATCCAAATGACTAAAAGCATTCTTGAGTTGATTAAGGAACACCTAGTAATATGGCCGCAATCGGTAGATTCGCAGTTGTGGAATGACCGAGTTGAAACCCTTTTAGAGCAGATAAAAGAGTTCGAAAGCAAGAAAGACGAACCTAAGTAGGATTTACCTAGCAGTAAATGAAACCCCCAGTGCTGCCTGACTGGGGGTTTTTCCATTACTATCTATGCTGAATCAATACCTTTTTGAGGCTTAGTGCCATTTTGAACATACCATGAGCAAGATAGTCATCATTGAAATCATGACCGACTGTATGCGAAATCCAGTAAGGCTTGCCTGTCTGTTTGGCAATGTCTTCGCCGACACCACTGGAGTCATTGTCGGCAACGATTATCCCATTGGGGATAGACCTCGCTACTTCCTTCAAGTTGCCTGCACTGAAGCACACATGGATTGTGTATCGCATCTTGTTCGCCCTCATTACGGCCTGAATCGACAATCCAGTCGCCAGTCCCTCACAAAAGATTGGAATGCCCTTTGCGTCAAAGGTGAAGGCTGCCCCCTTAGTTTGCTGACCATAGAGAAACTTTTTGTCCCCCTGGTCGTTGATGAGTTGGCAACCTACCATGCGACCATCCCGCCGCATTGCTACGACTAACCTGCCCTCGCCTTCGGGAGTGTTCCATACCGGCATCATTTCCTCGGTAAATCCCTTTTTCGCAAGATAGGGATGGTGCATAAGCGTGGTTTGGTGCATAATCCAACCCGCTTTTGCTGCTGCCCGCTCAGTCAAATCCTTGCGTTTTTTATCTTCCTGATCTCGTAGTTTTTGGAACTGTGGGGTTGACGCATAATTTCCTGTGTGCCTCCACATAGTCGGCTTTTCCATGGTTGCCCAATTCTGAACCCAGCCAACATCCCCCATGAATTTGTATCTGCCGTTCCTTTTGTGCGGATGATCTACTGTTGGGGTGGACATCCATTTAAACGGAGTTACGTTATTGACAATCAATCCGTGGGTTCGTGCAAAATCTTCAAATCTCATGTGTGCCTTTCATGTTAGGGGTGATGGGATATGTAGATTCAATGCCCATCTCATTGTTTGAGGAATTTCTTACAGGAGCAGCATAGGACTGATGCGGCTGTAGGAAATGGAAAATATTTTTGCATCTACAAGGCTACTAATATTTTCCGTAATGTCACCGCATCAGTCGGAATCTCGTAATTCTGGCGGTCTATAATTTTTCCTTGCCCATCGAATCATTTGGGATCTAACCCACTTTTGCGTTGCAATAGAGGGCGGAACTTCTTTAGCATCTAACCCTTTAGGCCATACACCAAACTTAGTTCGGTATTGGTGACTAGCCCAATGGGGGTTGTATGACTGCTCCTTAGCGATATAAAGTAGTTCAGAGTAAAAGATCTGCTTATCATCTCTTTTTACTTTTAATTCTGTTACAAGTTCGACCAGTTCGCCTGCCACATGATCGATCATGTTCATTCTTTTGCGCACATGACCACACGCAGGGCAAGTATCACTGTTCTTAGGCCATAAATATCCACAAGCAGGGCATTTTGATTCTGTTTTTTCCTTTTCTGTGGGCTCTTTTTTAGTCTTTTCCTGCACATCTTTGAGTGAACGAACCCCGTCTTCGTAAATTTGATCCCAGTCTTCTCTGAATCGGATGTAATTACCGGAATGATCTAACCACAAGGCAAACTCTTTCCCTTCGTGTGGGCGCATAACTCTGCCCATTTGCTGGATGTGGGAAGAAAGTGACTTTGAGAATGGCCTTGCGGATACCCCAATCATTACGTCAGACACATCAAAACCCCTTGTCAGAATGTCTGTAGCAATCAGTCCATTGATTTCTGTATCGGGTTTAGCAAAGTCTTCAATGGCTGCCCTCTTGAATTCACTATCGTCTTTGTAGGATATTGAAACAAAGTTATAGCCACGACTGGCAAACTGCTCCACAAGGTCTGCACCGTGGGCTACACCAGAACAGAAGACGATGGTTTTCATAGGCTTGCCATAGATCTCATGGGTCTTTTTAATCCATTCATCCACAATATCGCCAGTAATCTTCATACCGCGTTCAGTAACTTCATCCTGAGACCACTCGCCAGCAACCTTCTTTGCGCCCGTCATGTCGATTTCTTTGGCTATATACACCTTTAAGGGTGTAAGCCACTTGCGATTTACCAAATCATCGGTGGTTGCGCCGCAGACAACATTACTGTAAATGTCTCCAAGCCCATCAGTAAAAGGGGTTGCGGTCAATCCTATGACTTTAATGTGCGGATTTTCTTTAATGAAAGCGGAGGTCTGCTTCCTGGTGATATGGCACTCGTCCACGATCAGCAAATCCACTTCTGGAAAGTCTGCCCTACGTTCTAGGGTTTGGGCAGAACACACCTGAATGCGGTTGTGCCTGTCAAACTTCCAATGATCTGCTTGGAATACTCCGTGTTCGATGCCATATTTGCTAAGGCGAATGCTGGTTTGGTCAACCAAGACAACACGATCCAGCACCATAGATGCCTTCTTGTAGTTTTCTGAAGTTGCCTTCATTAGGTAAATTGCTACCTCTGTCTTACCAAACCCAGTCGGCGCATAAAGCAGCTGCGACCGATGCCCACGCTTAAATCCCTCTCTCAGTGAGTCCACCACTTGTATTTGGTGTTCCCTTAACTCTAATGACTGCATTAATACTCCTAACTGTTAGGATTCCCTCCCAACTTGGGCTGGGGCAATTAGCCCTCTATTTTCTTTAATTTGGCATTAGCCGCTTTGAGTGACCGCATTAATTCAGCGTTGCGGTTTTGATACATATCTCTGCTCTCACGCAATGATTTGTTTTCAATTTCCAGCACTCGCACTTGCTCACGCAACTCTCTGATTGTTTCTTCAACGTCTACTTTTTCTATCTCAGAGGCATCCCATTGACCAACTGCAATTTGGTCTCGCAGCGCTGTGTTTTCCTCTGCCAGTGTGGTTACTGTGCTGGCTAACTCATTAACCTTTTGGGTTAACTCTGAAGTTGGATCTAATGCGCCAAGGCTATGATCGGGTTTAGTTGTTGGCTTTTCTCTTTTTGTTTTGCCGATGTTCTCGGTATTAATGGTCTTTTGGATTCCATCTTTGGTTACATAGCTTACAGACTGCGGCGGCTTTTTGGTCTTTTCTTGGTATGCAACACGAGCCCGACCGACTGTCATGCTGGAAAGGTCTAACTCTTTGGCAATCTTATTGTTTGACCATGTACTGTATTCCTCGTCTGCAAACATATCAAACAGATTGTGGCGAATGTCGTTGCTGCTTAGTGGTCTGCCATGCTTGTTATTCGCCTTACGTGCGTACAACTTTGCTTCACGCAATGTACCCTGCCGGACTTCTGCTTCAATGGTTGTAACGCCGTTTGACTTTGTGGCGAAGAATCGGGTAAACCCGTCTGCCAGCCAGTTATCAGAACCATCGTTGAATACGACAATCGGTGGAAATACAGCGCCATCACGCATCTTTTCCGCAAAGTCTTTGACTACATCTTGATCTAACTCTAACCGTGGTTGTGTACCGCCGTCAGTGCGGATGGTTAGTATGTTTAGCTTCTTCACTTTTTCTCCTTGGTTTGTGATTCAAAATGGGGATGCCACCCCCTAGTAACTACTTAGTACAGTAACTCTGATTGACGGTTGCTTTTTGGTGAACGCACCCCTGCCATCCTAGAGGTGCCTTCAACAGTTGCTTTTTGGAGCCACTGCACCCGCCAGACGTGTCGATTTGAGGCTCTGGCTTCGCCACCTCTTCTCCTATTTCAAATCTATCCCACAGTAAGAGATCTTCCCATATCGCTGTTGTTTGACCGAC